TCAATAACTACATGATAATATAATCTACCATCAACATACCATTTACGAAATATATCATAAGCATATTTGTTAAAGTTAAGTATTTTTAAAGTATTTGAAAACTCTGATATTATGACTTGTTTTAACTGTTCTGAAATATCAATATCATCAAGTACTATACTAATAGGGTTTTCATCTTCTATATTAATGGCTTCATTTACTATTTCTTCAACAGCTATATCAATATCAGGATACATAGTCATATCACGATATCTTGTAACTAATTCTGCTTCAGAACGAATAGTACCATCTATATCAACATAAATACCATAAGCACCACCAGGAGCTACAATTGTAGCTCCATCATCTTCATCATTTTTTGTTACAAAAGTAGGATAATTTTTTTCTGATCTTTTAAGTTCAAAACCAAATAGTTTCATGAAATTACCTTATAATATATTTTATTCAGTCATTAATATTAACGACTGCCTCTTGATACTTCTGGTAACCAATAATCATATGCAAATGTTACGCCAAATGTTTGAATTTGATTTTGAGCATCCCAACTTAAGTTCATGCCTTCAAGTGCTATAGGAAATATATTTACCATTGTATATCGTGCTATTATTTTACCTGTTTTGCTATATTGATTTATAATAGCAGTGCCTTTATAACCAGCAGCTGAACTTTCACCAGGTTGCGCTGCCATTTTTCTATTTTCAATCGTATCATTAATAGCATTATGCCAAAGTTCAAAAGATTTACGAACTATATAGTCTTCATCATTTAAAACATTTACGCTCCAATTTTCATATCTTCTATCACCACTTACTTTTACAAAACGTCCAAAATAACCAACATCAACTGATCCTATAATTGAAGGTGGTATTGAACTAGCATTACAAGTAAATCTTAATCTTTCTGGTGCTTTTGCTAATTCAGGTGCAGTAAAACCTTGACCATTTGGAAATGTAACTTGAACATCAAATAATGTAGGTCTTGCACCTCCTAATGGTAAACCATTAGCTATAAATTCGTTAATATTAAATGGCACGGCTTTTACTCCTTAATTCTTTTACAGGTTATTGACCTACTATAGTAGAAAATTCAACACCTGTTTTTACTGCAGTAAATTGTAGAATGATATAATTAATTGATCTAGCAGGCTTAATATAAATATCTGCCCAAAATTCTTTTTTATCAATTCTTTCAGGTGTATTATTAGTTTCATCACAAACTACTAAGTAATCGTAAATACCTTTACGTGATTGAACATCTCTTAAATATGGAGTTATCATGTTGACAAATTGTGCTCTTGTAAATTCATCATTAAATTCAAATAATGAATATTTTGCTGCAACAGAAATTGCTTTTTGAAGTACTATAAATAATCTACGAACGTTAATATCACCAAATGCTGATGGTTTTACTGTTGCAGTCTTATCGCCATAAAGTACAGTACCTGTTCCAGGAAAAGTTACTACTGGATTGATTGAATTTTTGTAAAGAAAATCACGAGCGGCTTGATTTGGATTATAACGAAGCTTAATTATGTTTTTAATTTTACCTCTATTAAAACCGGCTGGAGACCACCATGGATCATTAGTAGCGTCTGTTCTTGCTACTAAACCGGCAATATCTCCATTAAGAGGAACATAACGATAAACATCATTATATCTATCATACATATATTTGTAGCCAGTGTCTAATACAGCATAAGTAGTATCACGTACATCATTACGCCACTTAATCAAAGCATTTACTTCATCGCCTTTATTACTTGTAATAATGCTGTCTGGTGGTGAAACAAATACTACGCAATCCTTTCTTATTTCCGCAATATTATCAATAATATAATTTGCCAATTGAGTTCCATTAGTACCACCACGTGGTTTACCGACCATTATCAAAGAAACATCTACATTTTCTTTGTCTTTAAATAAATCATATCCATTAGAAAGTATAGTAATTGGTATAGATGATTCATTAGAACCATTAGTACCAGAATTTAATGTTAAGTTTAATGGTTTTGTATTTGTTGAAGTTGTTATAGTTAATGCATTAGCAGATGGAGAACCAGCTCTATGATTGGCAAACCATATGTATTGTGAATCATCATTAATTACATCTTTATAATAAATTTTAGAACCATCATTCTTTTTAGCATCTGTAGCACGTGATAAATCTTGAAATACTTCTAGAATTGTACCTTTTACACCAGTAAATTGACCATTTTCATCTACTACTACAATATGCAATAAATCCTTTGCTGCAGTATTACCAAAATCTTCTACATAAGTTGAAGTTTTTGGTGCACCATCAACTACATTAAAGAATTCCCAGTTTCTTTTTACATTAGCAACGGTTGTATTACCATTTACAGTATTACTTACAACATAATCTTCAATCAATTTATTAATACCAAAAAATTCAATGTTAGCAAATGCATGTGTGGCATTTGTTGCAGGTACACCAATATTGGAAACTTTTAAATATTGTAAACCAATTGTACTATTACCTATTGTTATAATATCATTTACAGATAATTTATTTAATTGGTTATTAGCAAAAGTATTAGCATTTGATACAGAACCAGAAGAAACAAATGTCAAAACTGCAACATTTGAACCTACATCAATTTTAAATTGACCATTTATAGTATCGCCGCCTTGTGTACCAATCAAATTCAAATTAGATTCGTAAGCCGTTTCACTATCACATACTGAAACTCTTAAAGAATTACCTAATTCACCTGGATATTTTGCTATATAAAGAGTGTTAGCATTGAAGGAAGTAATAGTATCATAATGTTCACGATTTTTTACAACACAAGCAACTACATTTGTTGTACCTGTATTTGCTACAGCATTTAATGCACCAGTAGAATGTGTAGTATTTGCAGTTCTTACAACCAAAAGAGCATTTGAATATGCTAAAAAGTTTGCAGCAGTAAAGAATGTTTCAGCATTAAAATTTGTTGGTTTACCAAATCTACTGATTAATTGATTTTCATCAGAAATAAGAGTAACTTGATCAACGGGACCCCATAAAAAAACGCCAGCAATACCACCTACACTTGTAGAAACACCAGGAATTGTGGTTGTTAAATCTCTTTCAAGTGTAATTACACCTGGGCTTAAAAGTGTTGGCATTTTGTTTTCCTTCTAAATTAATTTTTTATATTATTTATATAAATACTTAATTTAGAAGTTATATATTTCTTCTTCGTCTTCAAAGTAAAATTCTTTAGCTAGAAATGGATTTTGATTTACTTCTTCTAAAGTTATTCCTCTATCCAAAAATCCAAATGGCAACATTTCTGTAGTTATATCATCTTCAGATTTTTTTCTTAAGTTTGCAAAAGTATTTATATTAGTAATTTCTTTAAAATAATCTTGATCAGTTAACCAAGCAAAAAGAACTAAACCCATTACCAAATCATCATGATGACCACTTTCTGCTTCAAAGGATTGTCCTTTACGAGAAAATGTAATGAGCTCTTTGATAGTTTCACTGTCATTAATAATTAATTGATTATTTTCTATTAACAATTTTAGTAAAGAACAACCAACAGATTTTACTGTCTTGGATGTAGTTATACCTTTTTCTAAATTTTTAGATGAACCTGGACCAGTGGCTCTTTTACCATATCTACCAACCATTTTTTCAGTATAAATCATATTTGGATACTCATAATCCATATGCAATAGATCAGCTACTTGATTACCTAAGTCATTTAATTCTAATAATAAATAAGCATCATTATAACTTCTTCCTATACGATTTATTATTTCGGCATAATCAGCAGGTAATATTAAATTATCTCTAAATGTACAAACTTGAACATAAGGCATAGTTGTTACATCTATAATAGAAAAAGCAGAATAATCATTGCCTCTTCCTCTTGCAGTATCAGCTATCATAACATATAAATTATCTTTTTCTGGTTTTTTATACTGTTTGATATAATCAGTTGAAGCAATTGGCATTTCACCGACAAGTTGTTTTAACTTGCCAGTATTGATAAGTGTATTTGCAGTGCCTAAAAAAGTTACTTCATATTCTTGTTGAAACTTTTCAATATCAAAATTCATACCTGCTAAAGTTATTTGTTTCCAGTTTTCATCTCTTCCTGGAACATCACGCCATGTAACTAAATATGGCACATAGCCATTTTCGCCTTTATTAGCTAAATGCCATATTTTGTAGAAATGGTTTAAGCCATTGGGTGTAGAAACAAGTATAATTTTTGTATCATTACCAGAAGAAATAGTAGGAAATACTGAAGTAAAAAATTCATCCCAATTTTCAACGAATGCACATTCATCAATAAACAAAACATTAATAGTATAACCACGAATTGAGCTTGAAGTTGTAGGAGAAGCAATTACTCGTGAATTATTTTCAAGCGTTAATGAACCTTTATTCCATTCTAAAACGCCTTGTTGTAACCAACTTG